TAAATGCCTATTACAGGCCATTATAGCAAGCCCCGAGCTTATAGCGGCGTCAAACTTTGTTCTTTTATTTATATCAAATTTCGCCCAATCGTTTAGGGTGTTGTTGAAATACATGTCCCCATATTGACCATCTGCTTTTAAACCTACATATTTATCTATATAAGCTTCTATAGCAGCCGCGTGAGCTTGTTTAATATCTTCGCTGGAGTTTGGAATTCCACCTATTTCTTTTTCAGCTACCGATAACTTATTCCATATCTTATCCGGTCTGTTCATTGAGTAGCCTCTGTATCCTCTTCTTTTGAAATAGTACAATAACCTAGGTTTGTTATTTTCAGCTAATATGGGCATTCCGTAAAACACACAAGCCATAAGCACATCTTCAAAAAACATTTCAGAAGTTTGAGGTCTTGCAATGTATTCTAAAAAAAATGAATTTGGAGGAGCATTTTCCATACTAAATTTAGTCAACCCATGTAATGCGCCCTTAGACCCCTTACCATCAACCGTTCCTGATATGTCATAACTATCGCACCCAAAAGCGCCAATATGTTCATTACCAGGGAATCTAAGACCATTTTTTGTGTATTGCTTATTTTGCAATTCATAATTAGGGACCCAAGTTATTTTAAACCTACCGTTCGGGTTTGGTGTAAATTTAACTTTAGTATCTTTTATTCCATTTTCCCACGAAAAGCTACCAATATTTACTACATTAGTACTTGATAAATCTTCGTTATAATCTATTTGTTCGTATAATTTAACAAGATTAAATATACTGTTCTTTGTTTCATCTCTAAATGCATGCTCTTCCGTGCGTGGAAACTGTCTATAAAACTCATTTAAAGCGTCCTGGTCGCCTTTTAATCCTTCCGCCTCATTATTCCAATGCTCGATGACACCGACTTCGATAGCTTCCCCGTGTGGGCCAATACAGTCTGCTGGTGGGTCTTCGAATACAGGCATTCCATAATTGTCAATGAATCCTTCGTAATTCCATTCCATAGGAATGAACAAAGAATATAATCCTGACTTAGTCTGTCCATTGCGGTTTCTTTTCGTGACGTCTGAGTCATTATAAAGCTTTTTAAAATTTTCGCCTCCTTTATCTAAAGCGTTTGACGTTGACCCCATCATACACTTACCGATAATTCTTGCTCCTAGCCTTAGTGTTGTTTTCGTAACCCTCCAGTTGTTGAGGATGTTGTCCGGCCTTTCCCATTTCCCCGATTCATCGTGGACGAGGAGTTTAAGCTTCTCTCCATCGTAGGAGTTGTCACCGGTATTCTTCCAGTCGATCGTTGTGTCGAGCCCTTCCAATAACTCTTGATCCTGTTTATTTTGTATGGATTTTCTAGTGAGTCTACTGGCTGGTATTCTATAGGCAAGTTCTGTCTTGGGCCTGTCCATACCGTCCTGGATCGGTTTGAAAAAGAACGGGTAGTTGACGGATATTGGTACAACCTTGTCTGTGAACATTTTCTTAGCATCCGCTCCAGACTTAGACAAGATACCGTACCGTGCATCTGACGTAATTGTTGCCAAGTTAACGGTCTCTGCTGAAGACATAAATGAAAATCCTGAACGACGGTTCTTAAGGTAGCACATTCCATAAGCTCGTGAGTCTGCTTTACAAGCTTCCCAGAATATAAAGAATAATCTGTTTGCTTCCCTAAAGTCTGGCTTCCCAACGTCAATTTTGGAGTGCTGCAGGTACATAAAGTGAGTACCAGTAATGTAAGTAGCCATGCCTTTATTATTAAACCAATGGCCTTCGTCTCTTCGTTTAAATTGTTCATCTATATATGGTTCCCATTTTTCTTTGAAGTCATCAGGATAATCTCGCCAATCAAAAACGCTTTGTATTCGTTTTAATTCTTTAGGATATTCTTCTACCGTCCATTTATCATGTGACTTATCTATTTTAGCTGGCTCTTTGGGTAAAGCTATTTTTAAATTCTGTATATTATATATTTCGCCTATTTGTCCAGTCTTGCCTATTACAACAATATCATGCTCTTTGTTGTAGCCGTATTCCCATTTCTTAGATTTGTTTAGCCTAGATATTGTATTTTTCTTAATTGGCGTTATTACGCTATATAAGCTTTGCTCGTACATTATCTAGATCTTTTTTCAGCAAATCCGCTAAAAGTTTTTTTAGAAGGCTCTTCTTTTGGTTTTTCTAGCAAAAGATTTTCTTCTTCTTGTACTCTATTAAGTATTTCAAAAGCGTCAAATATAGCTAACTTTTTTGTAGCCGCAGCGTTTTTTAATCTATCGGCTGAGATATCATCGCCTGAATCAACAATAGCCTCTTTAGCCACTTTAATTAACTCCTCAACCGCCTTATGTCCAGCTTGGATTATATTCTTCTTCGTTTCCTTGATATTCATATTTAATTGTAATTTGATTGGTTGGTATGCGATACAATTTTTGTTTATCAATAATAAACTCATATTCCATACCAGGTCGGAAACCGACTACATCCCCAGGCTCTAGACTTTTTAAAGCTGGATCTTTATATTTTAATACGCCTTTTAAAGGTTTTTCAAAATCAATAGAAAACATTTTGTCTTCTTTTATAGGGGCAACAAAGTTATATCCCGATAATGGTATCCACTTAATTATATGCTTATAAGCGTATATCTGCATCTCATTCACAAAATATAAGTCGTCCTTATAATAGCTTCTGCTATTTTTTTCAACACCTCTAATATCTCTGTATCTTCTAAAAACGTTATGATGCACAATAACTTCATCACCTAAACATATACCTGTTTGGTTGTTTATAGGCAAACCCATTACAATACCTATTCTTGAAACAAAATTATGATCCTGTAAATCGGTATTTAATATTAACTCTGTGTTATCAATTGTTTTAGAGTTGTTATATCTTTCGCTAACTGGCTTTATAACAAAATCAAAAACACCGTGCATTAATAGTCTATATTATATTCTATGGCTATTGCCATATTTTTATTAAAATCTTTCCAGGGTATAACGTCATTTCCCTTTTGTATATAGATAGAGTACTTTTGTTCTTCCTCTATAATGTTAACTATAGTATGACCGCCATACACTTCCTGTCCAACAGAATAGTGCATGGCGTCATTTTTATAGTCTTTTCCTATACTAATCTTCCTTAGGAGATTCATTTTCTTTGATTTCTCCGCTTTGAATATCTATAGAAACGTTTCCGTATTTATCTTCAAGCTTTTGTTGAAGTTCATTTAAGCTTTTCTTAATGCCTACCAACTGGTGCAATAAATCATGCTTTTGCGCCTCCAAACCACCTATTTGCAATTGATACTGATTAATTGCTTTTACAAGTTCTTGCAAATCAGACAATTCCCCATTTTCTACTTTTGATACTAAATCTTTTACTTTACTCATTTTATTTAATTTAATTTTTGTTATTGCTGGATTTTTTTGCTTTTTCCCAGGTACGCCCAACAAAATACGCCCCGTAGACTGTTATTAATAAAGATTGAAAAATTGGTATATAGTCTTCAGCTATTTTAAACTCTCCTATATTGCCATCAAAAAAACATAGTGCTGTAAATATAACAGTTAAATATATAAGAACCATGGGCCTTATGTTTTTAGATAAAAACGAATCTGAATTCATATCCGCTTGCCATCTTGCTGTTACTTGCTCTTGTGCTTCTTTATCTGCTTTTTCAAGAATCTCAGTTATTAACCGCTGAGCTTCTAATTTTTCTTCTTTAGTTGTAGTTAATTTATCAATGACATCACCGACTTCTTTTATAACATTACCGGTAAGCCATTCCCAAATTTTTTTCATTTGTATGGAAACATTTTATTTAACTTCTCTTTTCTTTTATTGCAACCACAGCCGCCAGGGATTTTATCGGCTAACTTTTTTATTCCAGTTGCTGTTGTAAATTTCTCTATAGTATCCCCTAATCCTTTTGGTTCCATTAGCAGTTCCATTTTCTTAACGCTAAAGCCTTTCTTGTTGGCTCTCCGTTTGGTTTCTTCATTGGCCCCTTCACGCCGCTCATTCTAGCGCAAAATGATTTTCTACGCTTAGCGGCTTTACTACCCTTCTTTAATTTAGAAGGATCAGTTGTAACAGCTGTCTTTAATTTAGAACCTGGATTTTCTCTCCTGTAAGCATCAACACCTTTTTGGTTTAGTCCACCTGTTTCTGATTGCCCTTCTTTTCTGGCCCAAGCCCCGCTTTTTTTAAACGGGGAGTTTTGAATATAAGCCATAATATTATTTTTTAGATTTTAATATTTTTTGTTTTAAAGCATCCGGTAAATTTTTCTGATTACCAATTAAAGCTTTCATAGCTGGGCTTTTAGGCATCATTTTATAAGGGCTGCTTTTCATATTAGCTGCGCTTGACAACGCTGCTTTCTGCTTATCAAACCCGCCCGCGTCGCTTAAGCGCGCGTCTCTTTCTCCTAAATCAATTTTACCGCCTTTGCCAACTGATTGTTTAGCCTGAGCAACAGCAGCGTCTCTGCTACCTTTAAACCCTTCATATTCCGCTTGGTTTTCAGCAAGCCTTCGCCCGAGTTTTTCAAACTTCTTTTGTGATTTACCTAAACCTAAAAATCCGCCTTTACCCATAGCTTTCTTTTCCGCTGCGCTAAATTCGCCGTCTTTGTTCGTGTCATATTTAGCGTATTCGCTGATCTTTCTATTTGTCTTATCAATTTTATTTCCAGCCTGTCTAGTCTCTCTTCCACCAATCTTAATAGCTCTGTGGTCCCAGCGTCTTTGCCATGGTCGTTTAGCATCCCCTTTAACAGCTACTTTGTATGAATTAAAGTCAGTAGTTTTTGTAGTTGTTCCAGGAGTATAAGTATCTTCTTCGAATGTTCCTGTGCCAACCTGCTTGGTGTTTTTCTCTAAGTACGCTTTTCCTTTAGGTGTTTTTAAGAACGCATTCCAATCCTTGTCGGAAGCATACCCACCGGAGCCGTCGTAAGTATCTGTATTAACGGTTTTCATTATTTCTTTACCCTTTACAAGGTTACCCGGCTTAACTGTAGTTCTTGATGTTTGAACGCCTAGTTTGCCGCCTTGATAAGAGTCTGTTTGCTCGATAGTTTCTTTAGCTTTGTTTTCAAGCTCTACTTTTTTTTGTTTTACAGGTGAGCCCATGTTTAAAAGCGGTTGGCGAACCATGCCTTTGTCTGTAGCGTGCTGTACTCTTGATGTGATTGGTTTATTCATTTTGTTAGTTTTTAAAATCCAGATAGGTTTTTTATTGCTGTTGACATATCGGGCACTTCTATATTAAAATCTTTTTTAGATAGATCTTCCCCCATTTCTTTAAATTTTTTAGTATAGTCTACCTTCGGCGGTTCAGGTGTAGCTGCTTTTTCTGGAGCTACTTGCTGAGTCTTTTTGTCTTTATCAAGGGCTGTGCTAACCATACCTCCTATAGAATCTTCAAATCTATCTAAAGTTTGGGCGTTTCCCTCTACCAAAGCCATGTTCATTTTCATTGGTGAACTTTTACATTTTTGTGTTATAGGTGTTGCTTTCATTTTAATCGTTTTTATAAGCTTCATCTTCCCACTCAAATGAAGCGTGTCCTTCTTGTAGCTTTTGGCCCGCGCTAAAAAGCGCTCCTCCAACTCTTTCGTATTTTCTAGCAGGAGATCTAGTGTCTTTTTTCCAAATCACTTCCTCATTGCTATATTGCAATCTATTTTGAAGCATTTGATCGTGGTGTACGTTTTCGTGATCTACCGCTTCTTTTTTTTGTTGAGCAGAAACATTTTTGTTTATAAAAGTAGTGCCATCTCTATTCGCTTCAGCTATAACCCCATTGTCTAAAGATTTTTCAAAAACTGGTCTGCCAAACTCAGATAACTCTTCGTTTATGCCAAATATTTCTCCTCTAGACTTTAGCTTAAATGCCATTACTGCTTTTTTCTGTTTATAAGGCCAGCGGCAAGACCTCCAATTGCTTTACCAATTAATGGTTTTGCAATAGCTCCTGCTATAGCTCCTAAAATTTTATTTGGTGAGTTTGGTGCCCCTAATTTTTGAGGTCCGATTCCTTTTGGTCCCATATTATCTTTCTTTATCTTTAATCATATCGTCTATAGCTTTATTAAAAACTTTGTCTGTATATGTTTTATTTTTATAAAATTTACTTCTTTCAGACGTTGGCAAATCTTCTTCAGCCAACATTATTCTGTATATTCTTTTAATTAAAGTTTGGCATTTAAACGACGTCTTATATATTGCGTACTTCATTGTGGTTCTGTTGCGCTCCCGCCATACATCTATCCAACCTTCTTTGCGGAGACGCTCCCATCGGTTTTTATCCCAGCTATAGGTGTACGCTCCTTCAATAAAATTATTACGTGTAAATCGCTTTTTGCAATCTAAGTAAATAAGCAATTCTAAATCAGCATCTTTTAAATTATAAGTTTTACAAGCCCATTTTCTTATGAGCCTGTAATACTTAAGTAAATTCATCTGCTGTAAGTCCAAGGGCGTTAAAATCATTCCACAAGCACTATATCTGTTATTTTTAGTACATAATATAAAGAATCGTTCCATTCAATTCCGTGTCCTGCGTGACGATCATATCTTACAAAATCAC